GATCATTTTATTAATGTGAAGTTTAGGGATATTAGATAATTTGTAATAAAATTCTACACAATAAAATAAACCCATCTATTACAGAGTCAGTTCTATAGAGTAGGTATAAATTCTGAGTAATTAGTTGATCGAAAATTTTGCAATTTTTGTTCATCTTATCAAAAGATCCTATAATATAGAGTAGTTTTGGAGTTCTATAAGATATAAATCTTATAGAACGCAAGCCAAGTTTGTCTGACTATAAATTAAATAAACTTCAGCGAGAGAGTAATACATAAGTATAGACTTTAATTTCAGCGAGGCCTTCTTTAAGGTAGTACCGTAAAGAGCTAATAAAATAAGCGTGTATAAGAGAGCATAGGAAAAAACCTCTGAGCTTATATTTGACCATAAGAAGTAGTTTATGCAATGATATAAGACAGGTTTCCCAAGTACGAACTTAGACTATACACAAGTCTTTTTTATTTCCACAAGCTTTAGCTGGGAGTGTGTGAAATCACAAGGTGTAGCATGTCAGTAATCAATCAAAACAAAAAATTTATTAACGAAAACTCAACAAAAAGATCTAACAGCAAAAATGCAGCTGAAAAGATCAAAAGGAACAATAGGAAAAAGAAAACGAAGATAGAGTTTATCGCTTTGCGAAACTCTACTCAAAAGTTTGTCATTTATCCAGGCAAGGTAGTGAAAGTAACAGACACTATTTGGAACCGGATAGAACGACAAACAGTGCATTTTCAATCAACACCTTACAAGCTTGTAGATGTTGATGTTGTGTACGCTAGAAAAGTCCATAACACTATAAAAGGTGATAAGGATTTTAAAGCACAAGGATGGATAGAAAACTCCTGTGAAATCGTAAAATTAGCTATTTCGGTTGTCAAAGGAATTTTAAAGAATCCAAATGTAGCAAGTTTGATGAAGAAACTACCGATAGCTTACAATTTGCTTAAAGCGAATTGGGATGTTATACTATGCGATATGTTATCAGTAATTATGACTATTCTAACTCTTAAATTTGATGTGCAACAAATACTTAAGAGTTGTCTCGACTTATACAGTACATTCACCAGATATTCCAGAATAAAAGAATCTATTGATTATAGAGCTCAAGGTGCTGATGCAGTTCTTTTGGCAATATTAATAGACAATTTGCCTGCAAAATTTAAATCTATTTTGCGTACATTGTCGACGTTAACTAATGCTAAAGTTCTTGATGATGCTTCTCTATTCTCAAAATTCCTCTCGGGAATTATTGAGTTTTTCATCTTGCTTATAGAGAAGATCGAATTTTTAGGAGATTTCAAGAAGGAAATAATTTCATTCCTGAGAAATATACCATTCGGAGAGCACCATGAGTTGATAAGACAAATGAAATATGTAGTAGCCAAGAGAAGAGTTGAACCAGCTTGTTTAAGTAGTGATTCATTCAGAGAGGAGATCAAAGCCACTTTAGTCAAAGTTAAGAGCAACATTGCTTTGACCGAAATGAGCGGTAAATCCAAGTTTATAAGTAAATTAATCCAAGAGTTTACTTCTATTGAAAGTTACCTTAAAGCATACGAGAGTAGTGATAGATTAGAACCTAGCTGTTTTATTTTTGAAGGTAAACCAGGAACTATGAAATCTATTATAATGAGCCAAGTTCTGACAGGATTAGGTGAGAGTCAATATCTTCACTCTACTAAGACGTCGACAGATGGAAAGGATTTCTGGGACTCTTACGACAATCAAGTAAATACGGTTTTCGACGATATGGGGCAACAAGGAATCTCGCAATACCGCCAACTTATAAATTTAGTTTCAGTGATTAAATATCCGTTAGATTGCGCCGCTCAAGAAAAGAAAGATACTAAATTTTTCGATAGTAAGCGCATATTTGTAACTACAAATTGCTTTATGCACCTGAATGGTTTAGTTCGATCTGACGGAATATCTGATGTTGAAGCTTTATGGAGAAGAGGATACGTATTCCACTTCAACGTAGAAAGAAAAGGTGACAAAATAATTGGAAGAATAGATTTCAAACATTATGATCTCCAATCACGTAGCTTCGTGAACAAGTTCCCGAATTTTATATCAAGCACGCAGAAGGCTTCATTCTTTGTTAAAGAGGATACGAACCGTCTTGAATATATAAAATGGATCATGAATATAATTTATGAATTTGATCATCATAAAAGCCTACAGCAAAATAATTTGCAATTAACTCCTTCCGAAATAGAAGAATTAAAAAATTATTCTTCTGAA